GTCATGTAGTGTATTTTGTATATCTATATTGATAAGGACTCCCCATTTCATCTAGTTTATCATAACACAATAGAATGTGATTGTCAATCCAAGTTCTTTTGGATTGAAAAGCACCTAATAAAAATAAAATTTGTAAATATATTTTCCAGAGTAAAGGTCTCATGGCTTCCAAGGAAGATATTTTCCTTTTGTTTTTTTATTAATGATTAAACCGTTTTTACGATTAGTACCATCTTTTTTATATGAGCAATGGACCCACCCACTGTTTGGGTCCGAAGGGTCATGAAATTCAAGAATGATTTGGTCAAATTCTAGATTCTTATAAACCCATTTCGCCAATTCTGAATTAGACAAACCAATAATTTCGAAATCGGCGGCCTCTCCTTTACAATGCTGAGAAGTGGATTTGGAACCTATTGCTTTGTTCAACTCAGGACCTCGATATCCTGAATTAATAGTAACTACTCTACCGAAATGAGTTCTGACTGGTTGTAAAATATTACAACAAAGATTCGTGAGGTTAACGATTATTTCATCATTTTTTGGTGTATTATCAATACCTAATCGTGTAGCCGTTGATGATTTAGTTAATTCTGCTAATGAAAAATTTTGTGTTATTTTCACAGTACACCTTTCTATTGTGCATCATAATATGTTTTAGAAAGTTCTCCACGAACTGCGGTTTCTCCGGTTTTTCTGCACTTTATATAAATTTTCTCGGAAACACCAGATGGTCTATTAAAGGTTCTAATGCCACCCGAAACGGAACCATTTGCATCTGAATAGGTATCAGAAGCCGTAGCCGTATTTTCATATTGCCATTTATTATTTGAACCTGTGACTGTTACCCAAGCCATTTGTAAATCCAATAAAAAAAGGCGGTCGAAATTAACGACCGCCTCTAAAGTTATACTACTTTATGTTCGACTGTTTTCACTCCATCGTGAATATCAATTTTGCGAGGTCTTTTTTCCTCTGGCACAACTCGCTCTAAATCAATTTTAAGCAAGCCATTAAATAAGTCCGCACCCTTCACAATAACGTCATCCGCTAAGTTAAACCTTCGGGTAAAGACTCGCTTGGCGATTCCATGATGTAAGTAACTATCACTTTCATTATCTTTGCGTGGCACTGATTTTATTGTAAGTGTGCCATCTGCGAGTTCTATGTCTAGGTCGTCTTTTGTAAATCCCGCAAGGGCAAGTTCGATTACGTAACTGTAATCGTCAATTTTGCGAATATTATAAGGAGGATAACCTCCATTGGCATTCGCAGGAAAAGCATCATCAAAAAGACGGTTAAAAAAAGAATCAAACCCTACACTTGTTGAGAGTTGGCGATTGAGTTCTTCGATTGTTTTTGGTACTAAATACATAACATCTCCTATATTAGCGAGATTGATAAAATATCCTCTGCACTAGGCCAGAGGTTTGTTGCTATATTGCAACATGGTGAGACACACCTTGTGTCATCTCTTTTTACTCTATTTATATTATATATCCTTTTTTAATTTTTGTCAAGCGTCAGGTTCCTGTAGACCCAAACCCTCCATCTCTTTCTGTCTTCTGTTCAGGTCTTTTATTAATTCGACCAATAGCATAATGTTCTGTTCTTCTCATTTCTGCTTGAGCAATTCTGTCACCATGCTCGACCAAAATTGTATCATGTGAAATATTTATCATTATACAATTGCATTCTTCTACATAATCTTCATCAATTATACCGACATTATTTGCAGTAATCAATCCTTTTTTTAAGGCATTACCAGAACGAGGATGAACTTTAATATAATAACCAGAAGGTATATCAAATATCATGCCAGTAGGTATTAGGTACCTCCACTTAGGTAACATTTCAAGAGAATCTTTTTCTAATGTAATTTCTTTTTTATGATTATATCGATTATAACCAATAATAGTTTCACCTGTTTTAAGATATGCTTTTAAGTCAAAACATGCAGATTTTTCTGTTGCTAAAGATGGTATTTCAATATCATCATGTAGACAAAAAATGCCTAAACTTTGTTGTATTTTAATTGTATCCACTGTACTCCAATAATCTATAGAATCACCCATTAAGACTTTTTGCCTATATTATATTTTGGCGTTAAAGTCCATTCTTCCTTTTCTGAAAAAGATAATATTTTTAATTGATTGAGAGGTAGGGTCGGCTCTTCTGTCTTTGAAGGATTTACTAATCCAACAAGGTCCCACTCCGCTAAAAGATTTGCTATTGTGTTTCTTCTTGCAATATCTGTATCTGAAAAGTTAAAAGGTTTTCCATCTAATGCAAAAAGTTCTTTAAAATGAACAATGTAATATTTTTGTTGCTTGTGTAAAATATGACAAGATTGATATAATGTTTTTTCTTTTCTACTTGCTACACCTATTCTCGTTAGAGTTTCTTTCACCTTGAGAAAATCATCTTTTTCTTTCAAAGAAACTTCAACCATTTGACTGATATCATAAGACATCATGCTCCTTTCAATTCACCTTTATCAAGTATCTTTCTAATATGTTCTAATTGTTCTTTAGAATGTAACGGCAGTGCTTCTTTTGCTCGGTGGATGTTGAAACTGTAGTATTCCATAAGCATAGTCAATAATTCATTTTCATCGGCTTTGTGCCATTTTGAGAATCGTTTCTTCTGCCTGATATTATTTAGTAAATACTCAAATTGAAGTTTGTTCTCTATATTAGGACGAATATTCATTTCATTGGCATCAAATACCGTATCCATAAAATAAGAAAGACCTCGATTCACTATGAAAGGTTTATATTGTTTTTCAACCTGACGGTCGATATCATCGGCCATCAGGTTCTTTTTTCCGTGATTTATTTCATTGATAAAATCAAAAGGCGTCATAACATATTTCTAGTATCTGGCTGTATTATGCCATTCATCATTTCTTGTTGTTGTATCATCGCCTGTTTTTCGGAACAATTAAACGTTATGTTATATGCTATTCTAGCATTTTCAGGCGATAACTGTCCTGCACTCACACCAAAAGTTTTTTCAAAATATTCTATTTCAAATCTTTTTTCATATTCTTCAATACTACATCTAACCATTAAGTGCAAATGCTTTGGTAAGAATCTTTTTCTAACATGAGGAAGTTGAGACAATTGAGCGAACAACATTGATGTCCAAAACTCTTTTCTTACGGGGTCCCACTTTCTCGTTTCGACCTGTTCAATCGAAGCGTTATCTTTTGGTGTATCAATTTTCGCATAATTTTGTGTACATCCATAACCAATACTTATCATCAAAACCATAGCCAGTATTGATTTTTTAGACATTTTTATCCTAATTAAATTGACATTCTACCATTACTTCTACAAGACAAGCCACAAGATTAAGTTCTTGGTCGGCCGCAAATGCAGATTTATATTGATAGTCCGCCAAAATTAAAATTAATTGAGGAATAGAAGACGGTTGGACATACTCGGATGCTACATCATATATTCTACGAAAAACCTTTTGCGGGTCGTTGTCAATATTGTCAGCAACCCATTTGCGTACACTATTAAACTGCTTTTCTTTCATAGCAAGCATCAAATCTTTAAGATTTACTTCTGATACTTGTGAAAGTATGCCTGAATCTATTTTACCAAATGAAGAATATTTTTGTAGTTCATTTATCACTCTCCTGTTATCAGGAAAGTGTTTCATGATTACTTCTGCAACTACCTTTTTATCGTACTCTATCTGTTCCTTGTCTAATATATATCCAATTCGTTTCATAAAATGACCCGCCATTTGTTGCTTGTCATCATTATGTAACTTAAATTCTACAACCTGACATCTTGAATGCAATGGTGAAATAATTCGATTAGCATAGTTGCATGTAAGAATAAAAGTACAATGCTTCTCAAACTCTTCAATAAAAGCTCTAAGAGCAGGTTGTGTAGATTGTGGATTTAGATAATCGGCTTCATCAAGTATTACGACTTTACTACCACCATCAAAACTCATAGTAGAAGCATAGTTACGAATCTTATTTCTAAGAACATCAATACCAGATTCTTCAGAACCATTAATGAACAGATAGTCGCAACCAACTTCATTGCAAAGTGCTTTTGCAATAGTAGTCTTACCTGTACCAGGACCGCCAGATAGAATCATATTAGGGATTCTACCTTGGTCTTTGATACCTTGAAATATCTCTTTGATATGGTCCGGTAGGATACATTCCGAAATTTCTCTGGGGCGATACTTTTCACACCAGAGAAATGATTCACGATTTTGCATATGGATTAACCTTCAAATACAGAGTTAGGTTCTAGTGCAATGAAATATGTTAAAACATCATCGGTACTAACAAATTTTGCTAGACCTTTTTGGGAAAGAGAAACAGTATATTCTTTAGACATAATTTTACTAAAGTTTTCAACTTTAAAAATAAATTTAAAGTTTTTATCTGTTTCACCAACTTCATCAAATGCCTCATCTGTCATTTGATTCTTGGAATTAATAACAACAATTTTAACTTTTGAACCATCACCTACAACTGCAACTTCAGGATATTGAAGAATAGCAGAAGATTTTACGATGTACTCGTAAACAGTTTTCTGAAGGGTAAACTTAACATCTTCGGTAGGAAGAGCAACCTCTTTGTCAGGAGGTCTAACAACTAAACTAGCATCACAATATGTTTGCTTTTGCCCTCTACTAGAACGAGTGGCATCTTTCAATACTAATTGTTTATCACCAAATTCAATATCAGGTTGTTCAATCAAAGATAAAACACCAAGCAATCTATTCAAGTCATAGATGCCAAATTCTACAGGAATTTCTTCAGCAATATTAGCATGTGCTAGTATTGCTTTTGAAGGTGCAACGGTTTTGATTTGTTTACCTGTTTGAAAAAACAACCCACTATTAATATTAGAAAAGTTTTTCAAAATAGAAATAGTTTGTTCACTTAGTTTCATAATAACTCCATAATTTATTTAACATGATAAAAATAGTATAACAGTATAAAAAAGATAAGTCAATCATTTTTTATTTTTTAAAGCCTTTCTTTTCTGACTTCTTTTTTCAGTTTTTTTCTGAATATTTTCTACCTCTTCAACCGCCTTTTCATTTTCTTTTTTAATTCTTCTTTGTTCCCTTAAATGCTCTGAGTCTCTAAGGTTAGTCATTGCATAAGGATTAGCCTGGTCTATTCTGCCTAAATCAGCCATAGTGCCATCAAACACATAAGAACCAACATGACCTAATTTCATCCAAGGACATAGAAAAATTTTCTTACCTATTTTTCTAGATAATTGACAAAACATATAATCTTCAGATAGATATCTGTCAGAACCGCCAGATTCTCCCCCTGGCATATATGCATCATTATCAATTACCGTATCAAAATATGCATGAATATAACGGTCACCTTTAAAAAATTGAGACCTATTATGGTCTGGTTTATAATGAAATTGAGGAAACGCTTCTCTCCAATCGTCAAAAACATCTCTCTTAACCATCATAAAACCTGTACCAATTTCTAGAACTTCTACAGGCTCATTGACCTTCATTTCTTTTGTACCCAAGACAGGATTAAAAACAAAGTCACCTGTAAATTTTGCCAATTCATCTGGCTCTTCGTCCGCTATACCAATGTCTACGGCTCTTCTTATTTTTTCCCATGCAATGCACTTCTTACCATAAGGACCACCTATAATAGGTCTGTCATCATCACAAAGAACTGCAAGAGACAAAACATCTCTTGGGTCAAAATGAATATCAGAATCGATAAACATTAAGTGAGTGAACCCCTCGGCTCTCAAAAATTCATCTACAAGATAGTTTCTTGCTCTTGTGATAAGAGACTCATTAAATATAAAGAAAAATCTTGTTTCAACTCCATAATTAGCACACATGGTGGCTAAATCAATACAGGCTTTAGAAAACATTCCTGTGCAATTACCACCATACATAGGTGTTGCAATAAATATTTTCTTCTTTCTAAGCTCCTGCACTTGTACTTCAATTTTCATTAAACTCCTTAAACATGAGGTTCAGTATGACCATGAAGGTCTTCAATTTTCATATTGTCAGTATGACATTTATTATGTTGGATTTTCTTCTTTGGCCATATAATGGCATAAGCCATTGTAGTCAGTGCAAAAACCGCTACAATGACCATGCCAATAAACATCATCATGAATATCATTTTTTTGGACCATATAAAGATTTTGATACGCCTATTAAAAAAATAGCACTCACACCAATTCCACAACCAAAAATAATTGCGGAATTGGGGTCATTAAAAAATTCAATCAGTCCCATTCTCCTCTCTCCC